CTTCAGCCTTCAGATTCTCATGTCGGTTGATGGCCTTTGTTCTCCACCACTCTGTAATGTTAGCCAAATGGTGTTTATCATAGTTTTCATCTGGTAAAATCTTATCTGTCTTTCCAAGTGTAATGTCAACATAGTTTTTGATACCATAGTTGGACACATAATATCGTTTCTGTTCTGTTAGGGATTTGGCCTTGTTGATTGTGGCCATAAACTTATCATAATCTTCTTTGTGTGGCTTCAATGTAGCCTTAGTCATCGCAATAATTGTATTACTAATCTTCAACTTACGGCTAGAGGCATCAGCAGGAACAAACTCACCAACAATATCTTCAACATAATCTTTCAGGTCATCATATGGTTTGCCGTGCATCATTGGTAGAAAATCTGATTCAGTTACACCTTTGAATCGTAGGTATGGTTTCATACCATCATATTGAGAGATAGCCTTTGAAGTACCATATAAAGATGTTGTTTCAAACAAACAGGTGTTCATCTTATACTTTGCATTTAGCATCTGACGAACTTCATGTGAACAACAGATAGCAGCGAGAAGCTTGCCGCCAAGGTAATTGTAACCAAATGGTTGTGATGGCACGATTACAAATCCCATGGCGGCAGCGTTGTTAAATGATTTGGTCGTTGCCGTTTCGTTTGTTATAACGCAGCCTAGTAACTCATTACGAGGCTTCATCATAATCGTTGGAGACCCAATACGAATGAACCCGACCCACTTCTGAGTTCTTTTCTCTAACACAGCCAGTCTTAGATTTCTACCGGGAGATGATAGGTTATTATGTGATGAAATGATATCAAGGTAGTTAGACCATCTTTCGGCAGGCAATTCTACGATATCAAACTCCATATCTTTTGGTGAAATGGTAAAATCGCCAAATAAATCTTCTTCTGGTCCACATCCTGGCAAGGCAATTGGTCTTTCAGCCAATGAATTAAGTTTCTGCTCACGCATATACTCATCAATTCGGTTGAAATTGCCAAAGTAATTCTCAAAAACAGAGGCAATATAGTTTGCCTGTTCTCTGTTCAAACTCATAATGTAATCTTCTGGTTATATTTAATAAATTTCTTTAAGAATCTATTATACACTACCGGGTCTGTTTTTGCAAATAAAGTTTGATACATTTCCTTAGAGTGAGATATGCCATGTAATCGCATCTCTATTACTGCCTCTTGTGCATAGGCATCAATCTCATCATCATCACCGTAATACTCTAGTTGAACCTTCAATGTTTTATCCTCTACATTACTTCTGTATTGTTTACCAAAGTTATTGCCTCTTTGGCGAAATTGATAACGATGCCTCTTTTCATGCACCAATGTTTTGAATACTTCATCAATAAAAACCTTTACAGTTGGTTCTTCAAGCTTAAATGATACATCTTTTTCATTTTCATTAAAAGAAATAAACATTTCAATATCTTTACCATCATAAATTGTTGGGTCATAATAACCACCAACACAAAGAATACTATATGATGTATTGGTCTTATCAATATATTTTTTTACTCTGACTTTATGCTCAGCCAACATTCTTCTAGTCCAATAAATTACTTGATTGAGAGTTTTTTCACCACAGAATCGGTGAGAATAAGAATGTAACTTGTCGTAAAGTATTTTGTGTTTCATACCTTGAAACTGTCAAACTTATTGTTGAGCCTGCGTTCACGGTTACCAAATGTATTTAGCGGTTTATCTTCAATTTCTTGGCCAGAATCAATGATATCATTTTGTGCTGATTGCTCGGCATCATATAACCTCATTTTGGATCTATCAACACCAATTACAAATCGTCTATACACATTAGGGTCACCATACCGATTCTTCAACTGCTTGACCATCATTTGATTAAGTTGCTCGAGTTCTTCGGTTGAAATCAAAGCAAACATAAAGTCAGCAGTTGCAGGCAGACCAAACGATTCGGAAGTATCTTCAAGACCAACATCGGTACTTGTGAAGCCACTTCTTGTTGTTTGTGTTGCACTTACAACAGGAACATTAAACTCAACAGCCAGACCACGGAGTTCTTCTGCAATAGATTTGATATACGAATAGGTGTTCACACTACCACCCATTTTGATACGAGCAGAACAACAGATGTTTAGATAATCAATAAAGACAATATCTGGTGTGAAGTTCTTCTTCAACTTTAATTCATTTAGCAAAGAACGGAAATGGCCTGCATGAGCAGCTGCAGTTGGGTATTCTTTGATGATTAATTTACCATGTGTCTTTGATTTAAGAATCTCAAACTTTCTTTCATACTCGGACTTAGAAATGGTTTGCAATTCATTTAGGTCAATGTTCATTAGGTTTGCATCAATACGCTCTGCAATTTTTTCTTCGGCCATTTCCATTGTGATATACAACACATTATGACCTTGACTGATAGAACTGGCAGCACAATGACACATGAACAAAGATTTACCAACACCAGTACCAGCAAGTGCGATGTTTAGAGTTTTGATTGGGAAACCACCTTTGGTGATTTTATTGAACAGGTCAAGGTCAAAGCGAATACGAGATTCAACACGGTGATAGAAATCATATCGGTCATCATAATCATTTAGATAATCGTGACCAACTGAATTATCAAATGAAACACCAAGAGCATCACTCAGGAGTTTTGGTATTTCACCTTTGGCTTTCTTACCAGATTTATCATCAAGGATGCCAACAGATTCCATGATGGCATTATAGATTGCTTTATCTTGGCAGAACTTCTCTGTGTGTTCTACAAGCCATTGTTGTTCAGATGGGTCTTTGTCATCGTGAACTTCATTGAGAATGTCAATTGCTGTCTTAACTTCAGATTCAGAAAGATTTTTACTTTCTGTGAAATTAATTACAAGAGCTTCGTGTGTGGGTAGTGTTTTGTATTTGTTGGCAAAATCTTGAACTTCTTTGAATACATTTCTTTCATTGATATCGGAGAAATACTCTGGTCTAATAAATGGAATAACTTTACGAGCATACTCCTCATTGTATATCAAATTCTTGATTATCGTCTTTTCTAAGCGTTTCATATTGTTGTTTCGTTAAGATTTCAGTTAGTATATCACCCATCATTGTAGAGAAGTTTTCATCTTTTGTCAAGTCATCAATGTCGTGTTTACCTGGATTTACAACTGTATATCCAAACTGTAACACGCCCATTTCGCCTTGCGGTACTACTCTTACTTTACCATAATGATAAACAACACCAGCATACTCACCCTCTAAGATTTGTAAGCCGGTAATTTCAGAATCAGTAAAGTCGATGAACTTAAAATCTTTACCTTCAAGCGGCATCTTCTTCTTCTTGTAAAAGAATTGGGTCACTTTCTCCCATAATGTTTCCATAAGCGATTCCATATTTTTGATTTACATATTCTTTGAACTTTTCATCTTTCAATAATGGCAACATGAAGTCATCCGTTTGAGTAGCTTCAAACCTTACTTTGTCACCGATTTCTCCACTTTTTTGGTCAACCTTTGCATACCAACCAGGAGATGGTTTAGATAAAAACCCACCTTCAATGGCAATATCCACAAGGCCAGAATACTTTTGGATACCACCATCAAAAGATACGCTGATAGGAATCTTAGACTTTTCTTTAACATAACGAGATTTCTCCACATTGATAATAAAATTGTAACCAGTAATTTCTGTTCCAGTTTTTTCTTGTTGACGACCAAGAATGTAAATATTATCAGCAGAGTAATAAGAACCTGTACCACCACCAACAATATCTTTAGGGAACATACCAATCTCTTTGTAAGTATGATTCACAACAATCAATGAAATATCTTTTAGATTTAAGTGTGGTGTGACCATGCGGAACAAACTCTTAACTTGTTTAGCACGGCTCATATCTGCAACCGATTTGCCCTCAAGAGCATCTTCAACTTCTTTCTTTGATGCCAGATTGCCAATAGAATCAAGGATAATAATCAGTTTATCACCACGATTCACTTCTTGAAGTTGTTGCATGATATCAAACTTCAACTGTTCAATGTCAGTCAATGGAGTATGCAACACTCTGTCCATGTCAATTTCAAATGTTTCAAAGTATTTGATAGGTGTACCAAACTCTGAATCATAGAATAAAAGAACGGCATCTTTGTATTTGTCCATATACGCTTTAGCCATTAATAAACTAAATGCCGTTTTAAAATGTTTAGATGGCCCAGCCCACATTGTTAAGCCTGGAATAATACCACCATCTAATTTACCACTTAATGCCACATTAATCATTGGCACATCGGTTGGTACCATATCTTTGTCTGTAAAGAATTTAGATTTGGATAGAATTGCACTATCTTTAATCGTTGAATTCTTTTTAATCTTTTCAAGTAAACTCATATTAAAACTGACCTCCATCAAGTGTCGTAATTTTGGATTTGGGTATCACTTCATGCATTTCGCCATCTACATAAAAGGATTCTAATGTATTTGAGGCTGTGTTGTCAACCTTTTTCTTCTTCTTTGCCTTCTTCATAGGCACAATCTGTTCTTTGTCTTGGCTTCTAAACCTTTTGTATGTTTGATTTGCGGCAATTAATAACAGTATTGCAAGTGGGTCAAACACAATAATGATAGTAAAGATAACTAGTCTTACAGCTTTATCTATGAAACTAGGATCATCTTTGTTATAGAATATTTCGGCGATGTATTTGATTGGACCAATCTCTGCCGTTAATTTGTTTTCTTCTTTCATTAGCGGCAACTTTTCTTTTGATAAACGATTCAATTCATTTTGTGTGGTCTGAATCTCTTTGTCAATCTTATTAGTTGCTGTTGCTGGGTCACCTGCTCGTTTCAAAAGATATTCTAATTTATCACGAGCAATCTTCTCTTGTGTTTCTATGGTCTTTAATTGAACTGTATTAG